TATATACATGTCCGCCGTACACGGACATTTCCCCCATTTTTGTCCGCACACCACGGACACAACCAACTCCGTCTGTCCGTCATAGACAAACACAAACCGCCAAGTCTGTCCGCGGCGAACGCACACCAAACACAAACATATGTTCGAAGTTTTGGCTCGCTCCCTCCGGTCGCTCGCACTGGTGTTAGTCTTATCTAACTCATAGGCAAAGAGAAAGGGCTATCCGAAGATAACCCTTGTGTACATCAAGACTTACTCTGAGGTCTACGCCAATCCGCCTGCACATCTTCTAAGTAAAAATCAACAAATATTGTCATTGATGTTATTTGAGCCTGAGTCTCATTGTTGGTATTGAACAGCATGACACTACCATCTGCTTTTAGTAAAGCTTTAGCGGAGAACTGTCCACCAACTGAACCATCACCACCAGACCTGTAAGCAATTGCGTAGTTACTGTTATTCTTAGGTCTAAAACAATAAGGTAATGTAAGAATCTTAGTGTACTGCTGTGTTGCGTCTGGTGCTTTAAATACACCCGCAATTCTTATATGCACAAACCTTGTGCCAAAATCTACAAATGAACCATTCTGATTAATTTCAAATACAGAAGTTACAGGAGATGAAGCACTAGCAATCTGCGCTCCCGGTACTCGTTCAAAATAATCTCCTAACGGTACAGGTGACTGAGTAACCAACACATTAAGAATATATCTAGCAAGTACCTCTGCATATGCTTCTGTGTAATGTAAATACTCTGTGTTTGTTTCAGTGTAAAAGTCACTTAACAACGTATCTGTAGACGGTGCAATCACAGGTGCACTAGAGAATAAGTCGACAAATGTCCATCCATTTTCTGTTGCATACTGTGAATAAAGTCTCCAATATGCGGTCTGTGGAATAACCCACGATGACGGCATACCCCTGTAGTTTTTGTATGTGCTAAACAAATACACATGACATTTAGGGTCTACACTCTGTACCTTAGTTCTGATTTTATCAAGTGCCGCTCTCATATCCTGTAAACTTGTCTGGTCACGAACATCATTAATACCACACCAGATAATAAGGTTGCTTAAACCTTTAACTGATTCATATTTTTCAAATTTATCAGCCTGTTCTGCAAGTTTAGCACCTGACACAGCATAGTTATACATATTAACCATAACACCTTTTGTCATAGTAGTGAAGTTTTTAAACCAAGTGATTCCATTTCTACTGGCTGTTAAACTGTCACCAAGTACAACTAAATTCTGTCCCTGCAATACATTCAGATAACTTACCGCACCATAGGTTGATTCGATTATGTTTGTTAATGTTCCATCGTCACGATATTTAGTGAGTTCCTGCTGTGTAGCTTCTGTAACATATTCTGGAATATTGTTAATAGTTGTTGTATACTCAGTCACAAAATCATCAATTTTTTTGTTCTGTTCTTTCACGTTTTTATTGATATCATTCGTGAACTGAGTCATTTTAGTTTCCAGACTGTTAAAGCTGTCAACTAATTCTTTCATTGTCTGGATTAACCAGTCAAGATTGAGTTGATGAAAGTTACTGAATGGAAACTTGTTCCATAATGCCATAGTATTTACCTCCTTTAATATACACTTAAACAAAAACGATCTCTGAAATCAAATACCATTTTGTTTAACACGTTGATAGCTGACAGTTCATTGAACTTTTTAGCGGAATCAAGAAAACTACCATAATCAGAAGTTACTCTGGTATAATTCCTATTTCTATCATCCGTCCCGTTTTCTGTGTTATCATAACTGGCACTTGTATTTGCATTAACATCGTCAGTTGTTAAAGAGTGGTCTTTCGGTTTTGAATTAGCTTCGTTAAAACCATATACAGCATTATCGGTAGTAATATTATCATTACTGGTGAATACTGTATTATTACTAGAATTTATACTTCTAGTGTTCTTTTTACCCTCTTTGTCTGTAAATGTTTCCTGCTTGGCACTTGTCAGAATGTTTCCTGCTTCAAGTTCTATCGATTGCTGTGCGTTGTAATATGCTTTCCAGACTTCTTTCTGATTATCAACCCAACTTTTTGCAATCCTCTTAAAATAAGTCGGGTTGGGAAGTGTGACCTCAAGTTCACCACACTCGTATACCAATAAATCATTAAATCTTTCCAACATTGTAATAGCGGTATCTTGAGTTCTGAATAAACTGATAAAGGTATCGAGAAACACATCGTCAATCAGGTCTTCATCCCATCCAAGTAAACCTATGATAGTAATATAAGCACTCATATTACACTCCTTTCAATACTTAGTCAGTTCTGCCCATACGATTATTAGTAACACCAGAAAAAATATTACTACTGGTTTCCACATTTTCGCACTCTCCAATCTACACTTATAGGTGTTGCAAGTCTGTCTGCAAACATTTTATTTACCTTGCTACAACATTTTTGCAATTCCTCAAGCCATAACTCACACTTACTGCGCGTTTCAAAATCATTACTTTCTGCTTCTGCTGTGATAAGACGTTCTTTTTTGTCTGACCTCACGTTATTAATACCAATTTCATTGCAGAACATTTCTTCCCATCTTCTAAGAGTGTCTTGCAACTCAGGTGCGATGAAGTTGTCTCTCAAGTTCTGAGCGAATACTGTCCACGGCTCTGTAGTATCGCCCGCCATATTGCGCCTGCGTAAATTATTGCCATAAAATACTGCCGCTTCGCCTTTCATAATAGAATCCATTATAATTTTCATAGATTCGGCTTGCTGTTTGTTGTCCACTCCGAACATATAAGACAATTTGCTGTTTGCAATGTTAATTTCACAGCTTTCTGCTGTAAGAGCCATATTATCTGCATAATACATTACAATATCCATTATACCGCGCCAATCTGGTTGTAGTCTGAAAATCACACAGTCTTTATTAATTTTGCGTGTTATTTGACCTTTCAGAACAGGATTTACAATATACGCTTCTGTCGGCTGATAAAAGACGCTGTAACCATATAATCCGCATCCCTGAGGAATCACACCATAACGGTCATGGTAGAACACACAGATATAGCCCCAACAGTATAATGTGTAGAGGAAATAATTCATATCCCATTCTTCTGGCACTGTCCACTTGAATACAGAAATTGCTTTTTGTAACAAATATCTCATAAAGTACTGCGTCAATGCTGAGTTCTGACAATGTAATGTAGATGGAGAATAAGATGAACTATATAAGTTCAACATATCATAGTTCATAGGAATCTGACCCATAGGATGATTCCATATTCCCGGAAAATTAACCATATTATCACCCTTTCAAGAAATATTCAAGCCATTGCTTCGTATATTCCACTCTCCGTGGCTGTTCTACAACAGCGGGTCTTAGATAGTTAGCCGCAAACGCATAGGTAAGACCCTCAAGGTCATAGTTTAACTGATTGAACGCCCACTGTCGGAAATCACATGGATATTTTGTGGTCTTATACCACTGTGGTTCAATACCTCTGTGTGCTTCACCCACGCTCTCCTGATACTCAGCATAGATTACTCCAAGCTGTTTATTTCCATCATACCAGTCTTCGTGACCACCATATAAAACGTCAAGCACTTTGTAAAGGTCAGTTGCGGGAGTCCACTGTACAAGCCCGTGTCCTGCTCCTGCTGATGTAGTACCTCCTCCAACTTCAATAAGACCCGGATTCAAAGTACTTTCGCCTTGCATGTTTCCAAGTAATGCCGCCACACTGTTAACATTCCATCCAAGTTTCTGATAGAAATAGTCCCATATTATAGTAGCGTTACTCTGCATATCGGTAGTAGTAAGATATCCTGACGCTGTGTCAGTAACTATTGTTTTCCATTCGCCCGCGGGTGTGATAGGTGGAACACCACCGCCCCCACCTTGCTGTTTTCCTAACAAATAGAAGATAAGAGCCGTTCCTTTACCCTCATTGTAATAACTACGCATAATATACCCCACTTTCCAAAAAGTTTTTAACCTCGTCAATTTCACTCTGATATGCTCCGGATAAAGGAGTACTACCGTTTTCAACTTCATAATAGCCAGTTCCAAGTGTTGAGAATTTGCCATTTTTACAATAAGGTCTTCCGTTATCCGCTCTGTCTTCATCAACTAACAACATACAGTCAACATAGCAATACACGTAAGAAGTCAATCCGATAGTAGAGCCTTGTCCACCTTTTGTAGAGACTTCTGCCGAACCTACAGCCATGGCACTGTCAGCAACTCCTTTTGCAAAGCCGCCAATATCAAGTTTAAATAACGAACCTAGTGCGTTACTTACACCTGACGATACGTTTGAGTAATTGGTTTTTATATCACTTGTTGAAATAGAAACGCCAATATTGGAGTACATTATTCCAAGCAACTCATTTCCACCACCAGTATTATCAACTGATACGCGGCATAACGCATGACCTGTACGTGGGTCTACGTCTGCACTTATTTTGATACTTTCACCATCTCTTATTTTGCCACTATCGACAGTAAGACATCCGAAAGGTGGAATATATACTCTGATATATCTATATGGTTGACAATTGAGATAATTACCACGTTCTAACTGCGGATGTGATGTAGGAGTGACAGAAGTTTCTTTTGTTTTCCACAAATCATCATCCAATTTGTATAATGTTAATCCTGTAACATCCCACCAACCAATAGAAATACCAGACATTTGTGTTCCACCGAGCGTGAATGGAAACCATGTCACTGACGTAATGTACTGAGCGGGATTGACAGCTATCTGTATAAGATTGTCAGATACTTCAGAGATTCCGTCCCCTATCATCCACTTAATATTACTGAATATTGCATTTGCAAGATTCTTAAAGTTTGCGGGGTTCATGGCATAATAATTACAAAGTCCCTGTTTGTTTACGATACCTACTACATAAGAACCTGCAACGTCGAATCCCTGTTCAATCTGCCATAAAGGATTGCCAGTCACAGTTTGTCTGTTCACCTGTGGTTTTTTCGGATAGAGAGCGTCAGCAATACCGCCATCAAAAGAAGTAGAAGACCTAACCACATAATAGTTATAGTCTTTAATGGTTTCTCTATAAGACGCAAGAACGTCAACCTTTAACTGAGCCGTCCACAAATTATCCTCATTTTTCCAGTCACTCACCCAGTAATATCTGGAAAATGTGCTAATATGACAATAGTTCCACCTTGACGGGTTGAAAGATGAAGAAGAATTCGCAATAGTGATAACAGGATTTATCACACCTGTCCCCTCTTTAATAGTACACATCTCTGTTCTTGTAACGTCCTTAGTCTCAGGCACAAAAGTAGAATTTTTTCTTTTTGCCACCCGGAAAAACTCAACGTTAAAACTCATATTATCACCTCGTATGTTTCACGTGAAACATTATTAAAAAAGAGCGGGCATAACACCCGCCCTCATAGGAGAAAGAAAACTTAGTCAAGTAAGAACACAACAGCGTTCTCAGTGAAGTCATTCCAATATCGGTCATTAAAGTGAAACCACACATTTGTATATTCACCACGGGCGTTATACGGAGTAGTTGCGGTTCTTGCGCCGTATGTGGTGATTCCAGCAGCTTCTTCATCCATGAGAATGCCAAAAATGTTTGATGTAGCCGTGAATGTGGAATCTGTTTTAACCATTCCTGTAGTGTCCATATAATTAGCCTTAACCTTAATTCCTGTTGGTGTTTTGATTGACTGCCAAAAATTAACGCCCTCATAGTCCATCATTTTAAGATACTGTTCATTGAATACGCTAGAAAAAATGGAACTTTCCACATTGTTCATTTCCGGAGTGTACAGGTATAAACGCTGGTTCTGCAAAGGTGTGTGTCGCATGATACTATGTCCAGTGACATTAACATGATACTGCAAACTTCTTTCCGTCATAAGTCCTGATATAGTTTTAATTCGCGAAAAAGCCCACTTGTAAAATGGTACAAAATTTTCTGGCTTCTTTACCGTATCGGAGTCTAATGACAATCCAGTAACATCGTTGTATTCTGTGACCAAGTGAATGATATTGTCAGGGTCTGCTTTTACTTTTCCACCAATCAAGTTCGCGATAGTGGCTCTTGCTGTGGTTTCGTGGCACTGTTCGATCATGTCCATAGTGTTCTGGACAAGCATGGTGTAAAATCTTTCAAATTCTTCCTCATTCTGTAACGCAATGTTGAGCTGATCGCGAAAAATAGTATAATGCTTGCTGTATACACACTGTCCATAAAAATTTGTCTGTAAGATATCAGGCTTACTCACAATGTCCGCGTCAATACTCTGACCGTCTACCAAGTCATATGATACATTCTGCTCAAAATTTTTGTCACCAATATTAATCTTTCTAACATGGTTTCCCCATTTCATGTTGTCAACGTATAGTCCCGCAAATTTTCGATTGTATGGACGTATCGAAAAAATAGTTCTTGAAATAACCTGCGACATAGCGTTAAGTAATGCGTCTGGTTCTACACCCAACGCCACCGAAGCGACCGACACGAAAGTATTAGTGTAAGAATCTGATATGTCAGTTAATCCGGTAGCCTGTCCAATAATGCTTGTAAGAACATTTACCGAACTAAAGTTAGATATCGAAGGCTGTGAATTAGATATATCTGTTACTGCTCCCATACTCTATCTCCTCTCTAATTATTTCCTAGTGGGATTAATAATAGCCGCTGTCATCTCGTCAACGGTTAACTGTCGCGGCACTTCTACGCCCTGACCAATTCCGTTCGCCTGTACAGCTCTGGTTAACGTGTTAATAGCGTCTGTCAGACGGGAGTCGTTCGGCATATGACTGGAAATATTCATCTCTGGTGCATATGGATTCCCTGCATAATTCCCCTGACTGAATGCCTGATTTAAAAGTTCTGTCTGAGCCTGCGCCGCCTGACCCGGATTCTGTAACTGTCCCTGTAACATCTGTGGTGGTGTAACAATCGGTGTATTCATTGCTCCATATGGTACTGGCGGTACTCCCTGTCCTACGACTGGCTGTGGAGTCTGCACTGGTGCTGGTGCTGGTGCTGGTGCTGGTGCTGGTGCTGGTGCTGGTGGCTGTGTTCCCATAAGCTGTGCAATATCGTTTTTCGTAAAGCCTGCACCTGCGAGTGCGATAATATCATCAATAGTCATTTCGCATATTCTCCTTTCACTTGTTGATTTTAATTAAATAGTCAATGTGAGCAAAACCCACAACAATTTTACCGTCTGCCATTGTGTACTGACCAAGTACCCACTTGAGGGAACTGTCAGTAAAACCGAACCCGAAGAAAGTACTGCCTTTTGGCATAGAGGTAATAACGTTGCTGTCAAACGTTGGGGCATCTCTTAACATTAAGTCAAGATTATTTGTGTCAATCTTCATCTCACCGTATAGTTCGGAATGTGGATGAAGTTCAAAACCCTGTTTGATGTCTGTTGCCTGTGAGATAATTTTTGCGGAAAGGTTCATGTTTCCTCATCCTTTCCCAGTTTATCCAGTAACTTCTGTAAGACAAGAGTGTTGTTGTTCAGTGCATCCTGCATGTTCTTCATTTCTTCCTTATGGGACTGTGTTTCCTGATACCATAAGTAAAAAGTAACTGCAAGACAAGCTACAGGAACACCTAAGTTACTGAAAAGCTGTGTGATTGTATTTGCGTCCATATGCTACTCCTTTCAATGTTTCACGTGAAACATTAATAGCGGTATACTGTAATGTAGGGAAGTCCGACTCTTGAGGTGGACGACCTCATGCACCACAGTTCCGCTGTTTGTCCTTGTGCTACGGACTTATGTTCTCCCTACACGTACATGATATTACATATGAAAGTAGCTGTCAAGAAGAAATTTCGATTCTATGTCTTCAAAATATATCTTGTCTTCCAAATAGTTAATGTTCCATATCCATGAATAGTACCGTTTAAAAGCTTTGATGTTCTTTTCATTGATTCCGATAAAAGTTCGTAATGGTTCGCCCTGTTTATGTTTACATACATAGAGCATATCTGAGGACTTGTGTTCATAAATGGCTATTTCTTCGAAAAATACCAATGGAAGATATTCCGACAGGTTTTGCGTCCTCACATCCGAATAATCGGTGTCATAGAACTCATTTCCAAGTGCCATTTGAGAAAATCCGCTGTCCTTACCTACCATCTTATAGAGAGCCGTATTCTGTTTTGCCTGAGAAATAGGACTGTTACATAAATTATATAACGCAATATCTCTATCACGTAGGAACGCCGTTTCCTGATGCTTCCGTGACATATCAGCAACTTTGCGGATAAGCCCTAAACTTGCGAATAACTCACAGCCCACGTTATCTGAGTTCGAAAAGCATAACACCTGTAGAGGTGGCAGTCCTTTCAACTCCCTATTTCGGTTCATGGTTTCATAACCGTGAAGAAAAGACGTTGCAATTCCTTTTGGAACACGGTCACCTTTCTGCGGAATGAACTCATCCCATATCCACACAGACACATCCTCGGCAGAAAATCCACGTAAATTTGCTAATGTAGTGATAGCTGACGCATAACCGATAGGTTGACCAACTGGTACAAGTCTGTCTTTCTCATTGAGTTCTGTGTGATAGAATCCTGCAATATCATCTACAGGGAATGGCTGTATATTCCAATCATTATCTGCATTTAACGGTTTGAATGGTGACAACTCAATGTTTTTAATCTTGTCAAGCTGAGTTTGTTTTGTTCTAGAATACATGAAAGTCTTGTTGTGTTCCACGACATATTTCAGACCACCATATGTCTTGCCCGTACCACGCCCGCCCCAGATAAAGTTAAAGGGATAGCCTTTTTGGACTATCCCCTCAACATCCAGATAACCTTGCGTTGTGTACAGGCTCTTGGATTTATTCTTTGACATATTTTGCGGTGATGTACTCCCGGTTGTTCTTGCTATGTTCTGCAACGATTTCGATACATACATCTGCAACGTTGCAACGTTTTGCAAGTTCCATAATTCTGTCGAATGTGCGAACAAATGCCGCTGAGGTTGTTGCGAAAACATGACCCTCATTGGTTGATACGGTAAGAACTTTTACCAGTTCACCCTCTGCGTTTTCTTCTTCATATAAACAGAATTTGTCAATGTGAACCTGTTTTCCTTTGAGGTCAGCACCACGTAATCTGTCTGGGGACTCAAACATATCATAACTAAGATTCATGTCCCACTCATTGTCTTTGATATTTGTTTTAATAATATTCATGTTAATTTCTCCTTTTTTTCATGTTCATGTTTCACGTGAAACATTCCAGAATGACGAAAACGAATGTTTCACGCTATAGTTCTATATTCAGTTGTAAGTGATTCGAAAAGTATGGCAATACAAGATATAAAAGGTTTTTTTTTTTACTGTTACTCTGTTACGACTGGTTTCATATCGTCTGGAATCTCTGGTTCATCCACTGCGCTGTCCATCTCTGCAATAGCGGCTCTTACAAAGCCTTCATCAGAAAGCTTGTAAGTATTAAACTTTGTTTCTGTAGTGATGTTTTCAACCGTAGCCCCTGCCGGAACAAGTTCATCATCTTTCTTCATATTATTATACATTTTAACCTGCGTCCAACCCGTTCCGATGAATTCCTTTGTGACAAGCTTAATATCATCACTGTCTTTTTCTTTGATACTCAGTGTCATAACTGTAGTTGTAATTGTTCTTACTATTGTACCGGAATCTCCTTTCTTATATTATAATTGTTTTGGACTTCTGTCCTGTGAAAGTGTTTCTCTCAAGGACATTATTATAGTAACATAATATTTCGGTTTTGTCAGCAATTTTTCGAATTGATTGTTGACATTCAACAATAAGTGTGATATTATATAAGTGTTCCAGAAATAGTACTTATATGAAAGGAGTTTTAACAATGACTAAAAAAGAGATAGTTGAGACACTGGATAAACTGTATAATGAAATTGAAAAAGGTACTGACATGTATGTGTATATCAATAGTATCATGTTCACCACTCATTTTGGAGAGAATGCCAGAATGGAAGTTAAGAAACCTTGTGCTGATGACAGCATGTATTGGTTTTTCATGTTTTCTGGTTATGGCGTGACTGCCGCTGTTATGAGTGCTAATATCCATGATATTAAGATTGAGGTAGTGGAGAAATGAGTTTGTTCTTGTTAGGATTATGTGTTGGTTTAATTGTGGGGTTCGTCATAGACGGACTTCACAATGACTAATGTTTCACGTGAAACATTTCAAGAATGAAAGGAGAAAACGATGAAAACAGTAAGTGTTAATTTTCAAGAAGATATCTTGAAAAACCTTGATGAACTTGCTTCTAAACTGGGTACTTCAAGAAGTAATGCATTAATGATAGTATTAAGAGAGAATGTGATACTCTCTTTAATAGGAAAGGAATGTGGAAAATATGGCAAAGAAATCTGCAAGTAGAATACAGCTTGAAGTCAAATACAGAGAGTTGAGAAAGAAACTTACAGGTCAGATAGCAAAAGTTTCTAAGAGTGCTTATGCAAAAGACGTAGAAGCGGCGAGGGCTTATATTGAACCTAGAATTCCAGTTGTTTCAAAGATTAAGTCTAAACGTAACTTGGAAATGGCAATTCGTGAAGTAGAAGCGGCATTGAAGAACAAGACATTTGTGATAGCTGAGAGAAAACGACAGCGTAAGGCGGCAGTTGAAAGACTAAATATTACGTTTGGGACTAATCAGTTCAAGAATTGGAGACAAGCATCAAAGTTCTATGATTTTATGAATCTTGTAAGAACACATTCCGAAGATATCATATATGACAGCGATAAAGCCGCCGATATCTACCTTGAACACACCAATGAACCATCACAAAAAATATTAGAGAGATATCGTGAGTATGAATCAGAATTCCGTAAAAGAAGTCCCAAGAGAGTGCGTTTCTGACATTATCAAAAGTATACCAATTGCAAGAAACTACAGTAAAAGAAAGAAAGCAGATAAGACATTATTCCGCAACTGTATGTGTGCTTTCGATATTGAAACAACTTATCTTGATGATGTTGAACAGAGTATTATGTACATCTGGCAGTTCGCCGTGATGGACTTGCGAACAGAAAATATTTGGTACTGTTTCGGTAGAACGTGGGATGAATTTTTAGGGTTGTTGAACAGCTTCTACCATGAGGGTATTACCGTTATGATATGGGTTCATAACTTGAGTTATGAATTTCAGTTTATGCGGCACTGGTTGCCTTTTATGAAAGACAAGATATTTGCCCTCAAGTCAAGAAAAGTTGTGAGAGCGGATATTGACGGAGTACAGTTTAGGTGCTCCTATATACAAACTAACAAGAGTTTGGACGCATTCACAAAAGACATGGGTGTGAAGCATCAAAAGCTCAGTGGGGTTGAATTTGACTACTCAAAGAAACGTTATCCATGGACTGAAATGACAGAATATGAATTAACATATGGGTGTAATGATGTTGTCGGTCTACTCGAAGCAATGAAAGTTAGAATGGATATGGAACATGACACGTTGTATTCTATACCACTTACTTCTACGGGATATGTTCGGCGGCTTGCCAAGAATGCAATGAAGTCATTCAATCATAATCAGCTACAGGCTATGATGTGTAATACCGATGTATATAGACTGTTAAGACTTGAGTTCCGTGGTGGTGATACACACGCTAATAGGTATCATGTTAATAAGATACTTGAGAACGTGGCAAGTTTTGACCGCGCAAGTAGCTATCCAGACGTTATGCTAAATTATAAGTTTCCTATGAGTGCATTCACACCAAGGATGATAACTGATATAGAGGAACTTGAGCGGAAGTGTAAAATCAGAGATTGCTGTTTCATTGCTGTGTTTACTATCACTCATTTACAACAGAGGGATATATATTACGGAGCACCGTACCTTAGTCTTGATAAGGCTGTCGAGATAAGTGGTCAAGTAGTTGACAATGGGCGTGTATTGAGTGCTGACCAGGCTGTATATGTGTTTAATGATATTGACTGGAAGATAGTCAAGAGTGAGTATGTCGGTGAAGTTGAGATAAGTCAAGTGTATATTGCTAAATATGGGTATTTGCCACAAGCATTTAGGAATCTGGTCATTGACTTGTTTCACAAGAAAACATCACTCAAGAACGTTGACGGTCAAGAGTTAAACTACATGAGGAGTAAAGAGTTGATTAACTCACTGTATGGGATGTGTGCTCAGAACCCTGTTAAGCCAGATGTAATATATATGGATGAACCCGAACAGGCTTTTAAGTTAGAAGATATAAAAGATATAGGAGAAAAACTTGAGAAATATAACAAGAAAGCATTCCTGTTATATGCGTGGGGCTGTTGGGTAACTGCATGGGCTAGACTCAAATTGAAAGAGATGATAAACATTGTTGGAGATAATTTTGTATATTGTGACACTGATTCTGTCAAGTTCCTTGTTCGTAATGATTATAATAGAATTGTGGCAAGGATAGAGGAATATAATCAGGGTCTAAAAGAACTTAGTATATCAAACAAAGGATATGCTGATGACAAAAAAGGCATTACACATTATTTAGGTGTATATGAATATGAAGAAACATATAAACAGTTTAAAACGTTAGGAGCGAAAAAGTATGCATACACTAGACAAGACGGAACATTTAAAATTACAATCGCAGGAGTACCCAAGAAAGCGGGGGCGAGAGAAATGGAAACAATCGAAAACTTCAATGTTGGTTTCGTATTCCGTGATTCGGGTAAGTTGGAATCAGTATACAATGACAGTGATTACGGAACTTACTATACAGATGATTCATCAGAACATCGAATTGAGATTCGTTCAAATGTTGTGTTACGAGAATCAACGTATGAAATCGGTCTTTCGTTGGAGTACATGTATCTTTTGGCATCTGTTGGAAATTGGAATAGATTTATAACACAAGAAAGGTTGAAATGGGATGAACAGAGAATTATTGGAAATCAGGGATGATTTAAAAGGAACTCTTGACGCTATGTTATTTAGCAATGACCCCACAGAGTTGAACAGCTTGTTAATTCAAGCGGCAAAAGATTTGCTTAATTATCAGCAAGCAATAAAGAAAGGTAATAGGTGGTAAGAATGTGTGAAAAGAATTGTTATAATACGGGTGACAACAAAGACCTCAAGTGTGAGTTATGTCTGTCGGCTCGAAATCAGGGTCAAAAAGCTATCCCACCAGAGTGGGTTGACTATTATATGGCTAAGTTCCAAAGACCGAAATATGGTCGAATATGAGAGAGTACAAGGGTTATCTTCGGATAGCCCTTTCTCTTTGCCTATGAGTTAGATAAGACTAACACCAGTGCGAGCGACCGGAGGGAGCGAGCCAAAACTTCGAACATATGTTTGTGTTTGGTGTGCGTTCGCCGCGGACAGACTTGGCGGTTTGTGTTTGTCTATGACGGACAGACGGAGTTGGTTGTGTCCGTGGTGTGCGGACAAAAATGGGGGAAATGTCCGTGTACGGCGGACATGTATATA